TGCAGTAAATTTTCATCGTTTCATCATAGATTTTCACCGTGTACCAATGGTCATTATATGTGATGTTAAGGTTTTCTTTAACAAGCCTTAAAGCGGTTTTATTCCTGAAACTGTAATGCCCTTTGTCATCGGCATAACAATTTTCGATGACTTCTATAATTTTATCTTTCATCGTTTTTTTCATTTTAAATTCTCCTTGTCGCTGATTTCATCTTCTACCTGTCAAGCCGATGCTTAAACATAGTCTGACCAATGGTCTTTGAAGAGTTCAACAGCTCTGTCGTAGTCATCTGTATAGATTACTTTGTGGTTGGAATCATCGGGAACATCTTCCTCAACGAGAACAGACTTCGGAATCCACATTGTCTTATGCTGATAACATCCAACATTAAGCATTGCATATACAGCTTTTTCAGTCTCTTTCAAAATCGCAAAGACATAGCACATTGTGATATTCTTGCCAAGTTCATTTGCTATCTTATTAGCGAACCAATCTTTTGTTGTGATTACCTTGTTTTCCATTCTTGTCATTTTGATATCCCCTTTCTTTATTGTATCTATATTATATCACCCAATGGGTGATATGTCAAGTGTTTTCTTGAAATATTTTTTAAATTCAAACAGTGTTTTCTGTAAAATAATTGTAGAGCATATTTTGTCCTCCGTTCTGGTTTCTAGTCAATTCCATTTTAACGGATTTTAGGTAAATATGCTCTACTTTTTTGAAATTTTTTTGTAGGCTCTATCCCTTACCCCAACTTTTATTATAGAGCCAAAAGATGTTATCTGCCTTTTTGTTGTTTTTTCAAATTATATAGCTCATAAAAACTTCGTGGGCGTTTGGGGCAAGGTCAATGATGTCCTTTTTGTAAATTGTAATTTTTTCTGTACTTGTTGCACCCTCAAACCAAAATACTTGTTGCTAAAGCAGTAATCATTTTTTTAACTTTTTTCATTTTTATATTTTCCTTTAATTGTTTTATTTCATCTTTTGTTCTTGAATTTTCTTGTAGCAGTATAGCGTTGCTTTGCAATCCGCTAAACTATCGTGTGCTGTTTCACTGCCCCAATCGTAGCAGTAATAAGTGGCACACTTAGTTAGAGTCTGCCACTTATTACAACCATAGTACTCACTCCATTCACCGTATATGTCTGCGAACATTTTCATAACATCAAAAGTTGTGGCTTTAGTATTCTCAATGCCACAGGCAGACAAGAACATCAAATCAAGACCTACATTGTAACCAATTATGACTTTTGCCGACTTTATAATATTGTTTAATTCGTAATAAACATCGGAAACTGTCGGTGCGTTCACTACCATTTCAGCAGTTATATGATTGATTGCCATAGCTTCGTTCCAGCTCTTTGTTCTTTCAGGCTTTATATAACTGTTAAATAGTGTCTTGCCCACACAATTAATAATAGACACTTGTAACAGCTCGTCTGTTACAGAATCGAGTCCAGTCGTTTCAGTGTCAACTATTATAATTTCATTTTCTTTTAATGTACTCATAATATTCCTTACTGATACACTTTGTCCGATTTCTTGTCTTTTCTTATACTCAGCCTTTAACTCTCTGCGTTTTGCCTGAGCTGCACGCTTTTCCTTTTCCTCAGTACGGTAATTTGTAAGCTCTTTTTCAGTCATAGGTCTGACTTCCTCGTCCCATAAGTAAAGCTCCTTAGATGGGCAATAGGCATTAATCCATAAATATTTACCGCATTTATCATTAATTTTCACAAAATGTTTTAACTTCCATTGTCTTTCAGTAAGTAACTTTTTATCCTGTTTGACTTGTATTTTGGTTCGTACACTTGTTATGTAATTGTTCCAAATATTCATTTTCCGTTCCTCTTTCTTTTCTCTAACTTAATCGTCAGTAAAAAATATTATAATTGCGGTTATGAACCATAAATCTGCATAAATCAGTGTAGGTGACAACACATACCACCAGCTCCAATTAATTACATTAAGCAGCTTTAATTCAATAAATATAATTTGTTCTAATACTGCAATAAGTGTTATACAGCCTGTTTTTGGAGATGAATTATCGTTCATTTTTTCACTTCCAATCGTTTATTTGTATTAATTTGGGGTTTGAAGGTCATAGCAGAGCAAGGTATTGAAGTCAACAGAAAAGTATCTTGCAAGCATTAGTATAGTTACATATGTCATTGTAGTAGTTCCCATTTCGTAGTTAGTATAGGTACTTCTGTCGACTCCCAAATAGTCTGCAACTACTTTCTGAGAAACACCTTTTTGATTTCGCAGCTGTTTTAGTCTTTGTCCTACTTGCTTATAAATAAAGCGTGATTTAATTCTATATCCCATAAGTAATATCTCTCCTATTGGTTATTTGAAATCTTAATTTTATAGCCTGCAAGAAAAATTTATCCCACCCTGAATAGCGGAAAATGTTATATAATTATTTTTTATGTTTGTTCTACCTTAGAAATTGATTTTTTGTCAGCTGATACGGTGATTCCAATTTTCGCCATTTTTACTCCTCCACATCATTTGCTTTTGCATTATTTGGTATATAGATGTTGTAAATTGTTTTGTCGTCATTAACCCACGATATATAAAAAACAGGGTTAACGCTATTTTCGTCGATGTGTGTCGAATATTTTTCAATTCTGGCATCTTCTGACTCAACATACTTTATATTCATCTTAACACTGTTCTTTGGCACTTCAATCGTTTCATCAGAGGTGTTGAAATAGTAATACTTATCATCTTCTAAATAATATGATGTACTTGATATAGGGGTTATTTTGTCAGAACTTTCAAGCTCCATCTTGCCACCACTAATAATTGATGAGTATATTACACATCCTATAAAACAGATAAATACCAAATCAGTTATTATAATTCCTGAGAGAAATATATCGTCTATGCAATTAACGGCTTTTGATAACTTTATTATTTTACTTTCATATTTATTGTTATTCTCATCGTCACACCAACATAGCCTACATAATTTATCATACTTTCTCCGAATGAAGCCATAGACGATGAGAGATAAAATCAGCAAGATTATGCTAATAATAAAGATAATAAAAAACAACATAATTTAATTTCTCCTTAAAATCAGTTGTCAATTTCACGACTTATGATGTCAAAGTTCTTGGTTACAGACACAAAATCGTCTATATCAACTTTATAGTAATCTTCCAAATGACTATCAGGAAGAAGCAGATTGAAACCAGACTCATAATAAAGCTCAGGCTCACTGATTTTCTCGTAGTCAGTCAATATGTCTATGGGGATTATTGCACTTCGTATAACCGAAAATACTATTGAACGGGAATCTATCTTTGAAGTGACTGTATTGTTGTCAACATATACGACATTCAAAGCTTTACTTTTATTGCCTGTAACGGGATCTGTGGATGTATGTATATCTGCAGATAATACCTTCGGTTTTTTGATAGCTAAATATTCTTCGATATATAAACCACCCTTATCATTAAGTGGGGAAATTGCTTGCTCAATAAATTCTTTGTATGTGGCTTTTTTCCCTTTTTCTAACAAAGCGGGATTAATATTACTGGACTTATTATAAATCAGTCCCGCCAAAATGTACATTACAATGATAATAATAAAAAATACATCTATAATAAGATATGTATTCCAAAAAAATCTGGGTATAAATTTGACGAAAAATTCCACAACACAACAAGTTGCAAGTAATAAACCAATTATGTTAACTACCTTTTCAATACGCTTGAGTATATTTATTGCTTTAACCTTGCGAAGTTGGTCGTTATATATGGTTTTTAGCATACCTTCAACATTGTGACAATATGTTTGGATTGATTCTGCATCCGCTGTAACTTTAATTCCTATTTGGGACATTGTTGTTTCTCCTTTGTATCTGGTATATATATTTTGTAATAGTATTCATCGCCGAAAGTGCATTCGTTGTTTAATGAAATATAAAATATTGGTATAAACTGGCTTTCGTCCGGTTTGTTAACATATTTCTCTATCCGAGCATTTGTATCAGTGTAGTTAATATTACATATTGATTTGTTTATTTTTAGGGTATCTTTTTTTGTGTTAAAACAATAATAGTTTGAGTTTTCAACAAAATAGGTGGTATTATAAGTGCTTTTGATTGGCTGGATTTCAACGACACTTTCCAATTTTAGATTTTTTGTGATACTTTGAGAGTATATACAACATGCTATTGTACTCGCAAGGCAAACTCCAAACATAATTATTGAAGTTACAGCTAATGTAGATAGCCATTTGGGGGATGTAAAGAGTAAGCCATAAATAGAGAGTAATATTGATATAAGCAAAAAAATGAATGTCAGCACAAAAAATAACATATTATTTTCACCTCATTCCATATCAACCGAAAAATCTGTTGTAATTGAGCCTTCAGGGATATAAATTTTATACTTTTCTCCTGTACCTGAAATTCTGAGCGACAAAAGAGGTTCAAAAGTAAGCGGATTTTCAGTTGCTTTTTCGTCAGCCGATTTTACTATAGTATCTATGTGCGGAGTATCCTTAGTATAGATTATTTCGCAATCGTCAGCCTTAATTTTGCTTGCTTTGTAACTACCTTTATCAGTTTTGTAGTAATAATAATAGTATTGCTCAGTATTTACTTCGCCGCACCCAATAAAAAAACCACCTTGTAAATCACGATTGTCTTTAAAATTAACAATACTTTGGCTGCTTTTTACTTCATCTGATAGTTTAATATCAATTGTGTATTTAAAAGATGATATAATTGTTGCTACACACACTATATTAATCAGAAGTGCTGTTAAGACAATTGCAAGTTTAATAAAACTCGGCTCTGAATGTAACATTATAAAAAATACAAAAAAGAAAATTAAAGCGAGAATACAATTAATTATAACTAACATTTCTTACACTCCTCATCTGAACAAATATTCCCTGTAAATTTCTGTTCGGGCTGTCATTCGCAAGCCGTTAAGGAGCTTGCGATATTTTTCGTTGTTTCCTGACTTTCTTGCAAGAATAATTTCTTCATCCTGTGCTTCCCATTCGTGCAATGTGCTGTCAATAAGCTTGTTTGCCTTGTGTACTCTCTGCATTACTGTTCTGTACAGCTTTCCTGAGTCAATCAGCTTCTGAAGCTCATCTGTCCTGTGATTATACAAAAATTCAATATATTCAGCCTCGTCCCACAACAAGCTTCTCATACTGTAGTTATTGGTTCTCTGATTGTAGCTGTAGTATTTGTATTCCTTTTCGTTACAAATATTGATTTTTTCTTCAACTGCATACAACGGAAGCTCTGTGCCATTGAGCTTTGCTTTGCTCACATATGTTTTATCGGAATCTATATCGCACATTTTTTCAAAAAATTCAATTGTCATAATTATTTCCTCCTAACAATTTTGGATAGTGTTTCTCTGCATCGGCTATACTCTTATACTTATCCGTTACAACCATTACGGATACTTCTTTTAAACCTTTGTCTTTGACTACAAGAGGTAAAGCCTTGTTGTAATTGAATATTTCTGATTTATCAAGGATTCTGCAAATATAGCAGATTCCTTTTTCTTTGTTTTCAGCAACTATATAGCCTGTACCGGTATCATATTCCGCATAATCGGTAAACAATACCGGCTGACCGCTTTTCTGAAATAATACCGCTTTAGTCATTGTTATCGCCTTTTTCTTTGCTTTTGAAAAACATATCAAGAGCTGCTGCAACTGTGTCGGCGATTTCCTCATTGCTAAGACCTGCAAAGTATTTCTTGTAGAGTGTTGGAGCTATAGACACCTTTTTGTCAGGCGTTTTCTTTTTGGCAGATAAAACCTTCAAGATATTATCTTCGTCAAGTACACCGTCAGCTGACAAAATCCGTAAATCTCTTGCCTGAGCTTCTGATATTTTCATCAGCATATCATTGTCAGCCGAGTTAATCTCGAATAATTCCGACTGCTCATCTGCGGTCAAATATGATAACTCTACGCCTGCTCTGACGGCAAGCTGACCTTTATCAATCCAACCGAGAATGCCATCACACAACTTACTTATTCTCACAAGTCTTGCAATGGTATTCCGACTTAATCCGTACTCATCGGCAACCTTTTCACGGCTGTTGCCGAAAGAAGTTTCTTCGCCATTCAGCATTTTAATCTCATTGATTATGTCATTTCGTTTGCCTTGTGAAAACATCTCGGAATATCGTCTTGCAATAATTCGTGCCTGTTCAGATACTTTGAGGTCATTGAAGCCTCTCTGAATAAGGTTGCTTTCGTCAACATATGTTTGTGCTTCGTCTTCTGTGAGCTGTTCTTTTATAATAGCCGGTATTGTTTCAAAGCCTGCTATTTTAGAGCAATTCCACCGGTTATGACCGATGAGAATTTCATATGTATCTGACCCGTCAGGATTGGGTCTGCACACAATCGGAGTCATTACTCCGTTCTTCCGGATTGATTCAACCATATCGTCCCTGCGTTCACCGTCATAAAGAGAAAACTGATGATTGTGAAACGGTACAAGCATATCAAGCGGTATTTGCTTTATTTGATTGTTTTGCGAGAGCATTGCTCCAAAGTTAAAGCCTGTCATTGTCGTTCCTCCGTAAATTACACACCAATTCTTTTTGTCAGTTCTTCGGCACAAGCTATGTATTCCTCTCCGAGCTTACTGCCTTTAATTAAGCATAATGCTTTGTGCTGCTTAGTGCTTTCAACTGCCTGTGTGGCACGGTGTATCTGAGTGTTAAAAAGAGCATTATTGTAAATGCTTTCAAGTTGCTCAATGACACGCTTGCTTGCGTTTGTGCGGTCAACCATTGTTGGCAGCACACCGAGAATTCTTAAATTAGGATTGATGGTTTCCTGTATTTGTGAAATAACACCTGTAAGAGTTTTTAAACCGCCGAAGGCAAAGTCCTGCACCTGTACCGGGATAATTACACCGGTGCTTGCCGTGAGAGCGTTCATCAGCAAAACTCCAAGTGACGGATTACAATCAATAATTACATAATCGTACTGTTTGATAATATCATTATCAAGAATACGCTTGAGTATTGTTTCCCTCGAAAGTACCCCTGCGAGGAATAAGTCTGCATTTGCAAGGTTGATGTCACAAGGAATGTAATCAAGGTGATTAACCTCGTTATGTCTGATGCAGTCTTTTATTTCAACTGCCTTACTCATACCTACCTTACCAATAAGAAGGTCGCTCATTGTTGGGTTGCCGTCTGTATTGTCGAAAGCGGCATATTTGGATAAATCCGCCTGTGGGTCAAAGTCTATTGCAAGCACTTTGTTGTTTTTGAGGGCGAGAGCGGTTGCTATATTAAAAGCTGTTGTTGTCTTACCGACTCCGCCCTTCTGATTAGCTATTGAAATGATTTTGCACATAATTTATACCTCCGTTATCTTGATTTATCTGTTTGTTTTTCTTTGCTGACTGTATTTTTTTGAGAGATTATTTTAGCGTTATTCTTAATCTGCTTACGAGAAATAGGAGCTTTTCCTTTAGTTCCGTTTTCTTTAGTTTCAACCGATTTAGACTGCAACTTTGATTTTTCAGGCTTTTGAAATATGTACATCAAATCGTGTTGTTCTCCAACATCGGTAACATCAAACTTTTTGACACATTTTCGTAGCCAAGGGAATGTTGTATTCATATCATCAATAAGGTTTATGATTTCATAATCAAACAGTTTTCCTTTTGAAATATATCCCGACCATTGTCTGTGAACAAAGCCGTTATCAGTAAAGAATTTGTTAATTTGTTTGTATGCTTTTAGATATATAAAAGGATTATCAGATTGATATATTTTTTGAAGAGCCTTAGAGTCTAAATCAAAATTGATTGCTTTTAATGATTTAATCATTCCTTTCTGCATTTGTTTAAACCTAACATAATATCTTCGATGCTGCCATTTGACTTGTTATGCCAAAAATATTTTACGGCATAATTTTTAAACCAATCCATATCATACAAATCAAGAATTACTCTCCATAATGCACCGTAATCTCTGTTTCTGCCTTTATCTGCAAAAATCAAGTAATAGGGTTTATCGGTTTTAATTTCAGCTAAGTCAAAGCGTTTAAACATATTCCTGATGAATTCATACATTTCTTTAGGGTCGTAAATATCGTCATTGATAACCTTTTCTTCATCAATAACAATTTCGACCTTGTATTTAAATTTCATTTATATCACTCCTTAAAACGGTAAGTCTTCGTCAGCACACAGTGCATCGTGTATCATCTGATACTCTTCCTGTTTCTTGTGGTCAGGGTCAAGCTTCGGTATTGGTTCGCTTTTGTCAACTCCTCTTTTGGTGTAACCGAGATAGTCAACTTGTTCAACAATGACTTCTACAATATTTCTGACAATATTCTCTTTGTCTATGTAGCTCCTCGTTTTAAGGTAGCCTGTAACAGCAATCAAATCACCCTTACCTTTATATTTGCAAAGATTTTCAGCCGTCTTGTTCCAAAAGACAAGGTGCAAATACTCTGCTTCATTACTGTAAATACTGTTAACAGCTAACACTACATTGCACAGAGCTTTGTTTGTTTCCTTTGTGTATTTGAGTTCAGGATTGGCAGTAAGTCTGCCGATAAGTTTTACTTCGTTGCGAATCATAATTTTAACTCCTTTAAAAATATTTGTGTTTTGCAACTTCTGCCCCGTTGGGGCACAAGTTAATTTTCAATTACTTTGTCATATAACGCAGCTTTTTTTACGAGCCTTTCAGATGTAACCATCATAAAAAATCTTACTGCATCGCTTGCGTTTTCAAAGTCTTTCGTGTGGTTCTCACCGTCAAGGTCTGTATATTCAACTACTCGTACAATTGTCATTTTATTACCCCCTTGATTTTATTTTAATTTTTATGGCTTTATTATACATCAGCATAGTGCTACTGTCAAGCATAAGTTTTTGCTTTTTAAATTTGTTTTTTATTTTGCCCTCACATATTGACAATCAAGTTATATCTGATAAACTTATAGTAGTATCGTTAAATATAAAAACGGAGTGATAATATGAGAAAACTAAAAGAATTCACTTGTGAAATGTGTGGGGGAAAATTCCACTCCTATGCTAATCACGCTAAGTATTGTACATACTGCCGTGACAAGAAACAGGTTGAGCGAGTACAGGCTCACAAAGATAAATTGAAATCCGGTACAGCAAGACAAATCGGTTCTGAACAAATTTGTCCTCAATGCGGAAAAACCTTTGTACTGAAAACCGGAAATCAAAAAGTTTGCGAAGAATGTGCAAAAAAAAGAGTATATAAGAAAACCACCTTTCAAAATCCAAACCTATCATATGACACAATTCATATCTATGTGCCGAAGGGCGAGAAGGTGAAATTACAGGATTGGGTAAAAAGTAAAAATCTGACACTTAACAAGGCATATAATATGGCGATGCAGTTGTTTATGGAACAGCTCGATAAAGAAGATACCGAGAGTAATACACTATTGTAAATCCTGACTGTGCGACTTTTTTTGATTGTTTAGATAATCATCAATGCTCTGACGAGCAAATTCAATTTCTTTTAATTCGGCTACAATTTGCTTGTAGCGTTCATTCATTTTTCGCACTTCATCAATCAGATTTTTCTTTTCATCCTCCAGCTTGTCTAAAGGTGGTAATTTTCTGTCCGGATATAAAGTTAATAAGTTTTTTACGGCATCATCGTACTTTTTCAGTGCGGTGATGTTTTCTTTTTTGAATTGTTTTTTATCTTTATGGGATAAATATTTTTTGTGTATTGGTTTGTATTTTTCGTATGTCCTGATGAGCTTTATTGTATCTGATAACTCATCAATTTGATGTTGTTTAGCATTCAGTTGTGACACAATAACCATCCGTTCGTTATATTTATTTGTTGCTGAACTTTCTAATTTTTGATAATTTTCGGATGTAAGTAAATTTATTGCATCGGCTGCCTCTTGCATATTTTTAATATTTGCCCAATGCAACAAGCCTTTTGAATTTTGAAATATTTCAGCAGATGTATCTATGATTTTTGTTTTATAGGATTTTCCGGATACACCTGTTTTAAGCAGTTGATACTGTTCAATTCGTTTGCGTAATTGAGGTTCGTCATAATACCAACCGAGAGTGCGACCTCTTGAAAATCGCTGTTGCCCTTGTAATTTAAATTTAATCTTAATAACATTCTCAGGTGTATATTTATACTCAATATTACATCCTGCAAGTTTATTAAGAAAATCCTCAAAACTTGTAGATTGCATTATGGTTTCATCTATCAAATACCTTAATTTCGATTTCCAAGACTTACCTAAATAATCCTGCTGCCATTCATAGTAGCATTTACCTTGATTTTTTGGATTTTCAATTATTGATAAATTGTATTCTCTGCATAAATCATCGTTTATGTTTCTTAATTTCTCCCACGATTTTCCGCCACGGTTTTTCTGCCATTCAAAGGTTCTGAAATTCACAAAATCGACATTATTAAAAATAATATGGTTATGAATATTTCCCTTATCTATGTGTGTTGCAACAATGTATTGATACTTGTTTTCAAGTAATCGCTCAGCAGTCTTTATGCCAATTTCAAGTGCTTGTTCAGGAGTAACTTCCTGTCCTTTAAACGACTGTTTGATGTGTTGTGCAAGTACACTTCCTTTGCCTGTTCCAAAACTTCGAACAGACAGAAATTCTTTTTCAGCTTTCTTACCGTCATCCATACAACCGAAACAATACACATACTTTTTGTTATCGGTTTTTTCAGGATTTAAGATGTAGTCAACAGCTACAGAGAGCGTAGTTTTGATTGAACCGAGTTTAGTGACTGCCATATTTTTTCATTTACCTCTTTTATGTAATTAACATCATCATCATAAAAACGATTTGTTGAATTTATTCGCCTTGCAATTTGGTTCACATTAGCACCAATTGCAGTTAACTCCTTTTTTAAATCCGCAAATTCTGTAAAATTCACATTTACAATCATTCCCGAAAGTGCCATTTTTCGCAAATATGAACTTAATGATTTTTCATTAGTCAATGTAGCCCTTTTTTCAATTATTTTCAACTCCTGTTCGTTTACTCTAAATTTAATTGTTGTTTTTCTTGTATTCTTGTTATTCATAAAATAACCTTCCTGCTTATTATAAAAATCTTAAAAGACGGGGTTTTAGGGGTATCCCTTAACAAGCAATTTTTCAAAATCGGAACGATTTGAAAAATTGGCGATTTGTGGACTTTGTGTCCACACACCGCAGTGCTTGCTATTATAGAATCGGGTATATTTTGACAAATCAGCGAATTTTGTAAAATCCCCCTATATATATTCCGCAAAAAAGACTATTTGTCACTCTTTTTTGAGAATAAAAAAAAGATTTTTCTTTTGAAAAGAAAAATCTTGTAATTGCAAATATATTGTGATAGTATAGATATATCAATAGTTGTCTGTTCGTTCGCTAAAAGAATGGAGTGTTCTTTTAGTGAATGACGGAAATCATTACCCTGATGAGCAAAAACAACTCATATTACTTAAAGCTCATAAGCGTAAATCTTGGCGACAAGAACATTATTTGCTTTACGAAAAAGACTATCGGCAAAACAATTGCAAAAGAATAATATCTTTGGACGAGTTTGCGAATGATAAGGTCAAAGCTTTAAAAGACGAGAAGGCAGATATTGATAACATACTATATCAAAGATACTTGCACAACGCTCTTACGGAAGCTTTAGACAGCCTACCTGTAATTGAAAGGCAAATTATTGAAGAATGCTTTTTTTACAATGATGTTAAGCGAAAAACATATGAGGAACTCGGCGAAAAGCATAATCTGTCCAAAGGTGCTTATTATAACAAGTTATGCCGAATTTTACGCAAATTACGCACACTTTTAGAGCAATATTCTGAGTTTTGAAAATTCTTTTGATTTTTTTACTTATTTAGGGTGACAAACCGCAAATTTTGCGGAATATATTTAAGAGGATAAAATCCTCACGAAGTCTTGACTTGATTTTTTTAGATGTTATTATGGAGGTAATCAATTGTTGCCTGCGTAAAAAGTGCCGTAAGGAGATCCACATATGCAGGAAAACAAGCAAAACATACGATTTACTGCCCTGTACTGTCGCTTATCGTCTGATGACGAGCTAAAAGGGGACAGCAACAGCATAATACATCAAAAACAAATCCTACAAGACTATGCTCTTAAAAATAGTTTAACTCCAACAGAAGTGTATGTCGATGATGGCTTCACCGGAACAAATTTCGATAGACCTGACTTTAAAAGACTGTTATCTGATGTTGAAAATGATTTAGTCAAAACAATAATCGTTAAGGACTTATCACGATTCGGAAGAAATTATCTTAAAGTTGGATATTACACAGAAATATTGTTTCCATCAAAAGGAGTTAGATTTATTTCGGTTTCTGACAATCTTGATACATCTGCAAAAGATGAAATCAACGATTTTATCCCATTTAAAAATATTATGAATGAGTGGTATGCAAAAGACTTGTCACGAAAACAACGAGCTGTAATTAAGAGCAAAGGCAACGCGGGCAAAAGATTATCCACAAGACCAATTTACGGCTACAAAAAAGCCGAAAATGGAGATTGGATAATTGATGAGCCGGCTGCGATCGTTGTTCGCAAAATTTTCGATTTATATTTAAAAGGTTACGGTCCGGCAAGTATCGCAAATTATCTTTTTGCAAACAAAGTTAAGATTCCTTCTTTAACCGGTTTGCAAATATCTGATAAAACGAGAAATCCATATCGTTGGTCGAAAGATTCCGTAGCACATATCTTGACTTGTCAGGATTATTGCGGAGATATGATTAACTTTAAGCGTTCAGATGTTGATAATCTTGTAATATTTCCAGATAAACAAGAACCTATTATAAGTCGAGAAATTTTTGCAGAAGCACAAAAATTGCGTTTGAGCAAAAAACCGGTAAGACACTCTTACAGCGAACCTGTTCTATTTTCGGATTTTCTGCGTTGTGCAGATTGTAAAAATCGAATGTATGCACAGCGACGCTATAAAGGTTCAACTTCCTACACTTGCTCAACCGCTCGAAAAGTACAAGGTTGTTCATCACATTATATCAACGAAAACAGGTTATCAGATTGTGTTAAAAGCGAAATTAACAAACTTATAGCTAATAAGACAAAAGTTGTTGAGTTTGCAAAAGCAAAAATGCATACTGATGCCAAAACGGCACAATGTGCAAGTGTTAAAAATCTAAAAAATGCCCAAACCCGCATTTCTGAGATTGACGCAATATTAAAAAACTTGTATGAAGATAAAGTGCGAGGAAATATCACTCTTGAAACTTTTAAAAAGCTCGAAAATGAGTTTTTGCGTGAACAAGCAAATCTCAATCAAACAGTAATTAACCAATCTCGTATTAAGGTCAACATTGATTCTCAGTCAAAAAAGATTTGTGAATTTTTGAGAAAACTTGAAATGTACAAAGTTCCAATTCAAGAGCTTTCAAGAAATGTGTTAATTGACTTGATTGATAAAATTGAAATTTGCGAAGCAGAAAAAGAGAACAACAAACGCAGTCAACAAGTACATATTTATTATTTAGGGATTGGCAAAATTGACCTTGAGTAAAATTTGTACCCAAACAGTAACGCCCTTATGGCGGTTAAAACAGCCAACAAAAGAGCCTATCTTCGTGGCGAGGGCGAAAAGCGAGCCGAATGGGGAGTATCCCTTGTTGTTGTGAACTCAAGACAGGGCGGTTGCCCCGATTGTGCAAAATATATCGGCAAGGTGTTTATTGACGATGTTTATTCAAACGGCAAAAAGTCAGACGGAAACTATCCGCTCCTCTCAACCGCAATCAAGAACGGTTTGTTTCATCCGAGGTGTAAGGACAGCACAAGTACATATTATCCCGAACTTGATGATTTGGACGCACCGTTGTCTGAAGATGAAATCAAAGAGCTTGACCGTCAGCGAGAAATTGAGGAAAAACAGCAGTATGCACAGCGACAGGCAGAACGCTTTGACCGCCGTGCCGAATACAGTCTTGACGAGGACAATAAACGCATTGCCCAAACCCGAGCCGATGAGTGGCACGATAGGGCGAATACGCTTGAAGAAAAGGCAAAACAATTCTCACTAAACACCAATGAACAGAAATATTACAGACCTGTTTTTGAAGAAGATATATCAAAAACTTTTGAACGCAAAATTGAGGGCGAAACAATTACAATTGATACCCACAAGGGAAATACATTGTGTGATAATGTTTATATTTCAGATAAGGTAAAGCTAAAACGAAAAGAACTTCATAATTTTGATATGCAAGTGAGAAAAGCGTTTGATATGCTCGGAGAGGTTGAAACAAGCGGAAAGCCTGAAATTTGTATTGTCACTCCCGAAGAAATGCGAGTAAATGCTATTGCTTCATATATGCCAATGCAAAATGTTCTAAATGTCAATTCAGCATACTTTTCAACAAGTGATTTGTCAGATTTACAAGAAAACTTGGCTTGTCCGCAAGACGGATTGAGTACAATTCTGCACGAACTGATTCATTGGCAAGACGCTAAAAATTACAGAGCAAAATTCGGAAGTATTAACGATTATTTTGAATATTGCGATTACCTTAATAAAATTTATGCCCCAAAGGTTGAAAAATTGATAAATAACGGTTATAATATAGAGGATATAAGTGAGTATGCTTTTGAATGCTTAAAAGATAAAGCTATGGATGAAGTGTATAACGAGTACAGAGTCAGCAAACTTTTAGGGTGATGATGGTATGAGATTGATACAAACTGAAGAACAAAAATCTCTATGGAATGCGTTTAAGCCGTACCTTGTAACAAATGGTTTAAATGTCACTTTGCGTGAAGATGCTCCACAAGAAGCTAAAGATGCTGAAGCACTTTACAGTAAGCTTAGAGAGAAACAAAAAATGCAATATCTAAAAGATAGTGGCATAATCTAACCGCTCCGTAAAAAGGGCGGTTTTGTTGTTTAACTTGCCGAGAATATGTTCAGAGCAAGAAAAACGGCTTGTTCACGGCATTGCTTAACTTGCCTGCAACTTGCCGTAACAGAACTAAATACATCAAATCAGCACTTTGAGAAATCAGAGTGCTTTTTTATTGCATTTAAACCGGTCGAAATCGACCAGTTTAAAATATTGAAAAGGTGGTGACAGAATGAAAATCAGAGTAACAACAGCATTTAATGACAGGCAGAACGGTTATGTAACCCGACCTGTGAATGAAGTTTTTGAATGTTCCGAGCAGAGAGCAAAGGAACTCATTGACGGTGGTTTTGCAGAAGAGGTCAAGCCTGACGCTCCCAAAAAGCCGAGAGCCAAAGCAGTTAAAACAGAAAAAACAGAAAAAGCGGATTAAGCACTTTACGAATATGTAAGGTGCTTTTTTATTGTCCGAAGACATTAAACTACGGGAGACACCGTGCAAAACTGAAACAGAGAGACACTCTATGAACTGATTACGGGAGACACCCGAAAAACTGAAAGGATATGAAAAAATGGCAGAACCAAATCCAACACCAACCCCCAATGAACCGACACCTGCACCGCAGGGAACACCGCAGGGAAACGCTCCTGCCTTTGATTATGACAAGCTCGCAAGCCTTATTACAGGCAAACAGAGCGTGACAGAGGACACCGTTTTGAAGTCATATTTTAAGGAGCAGGGATTGTCAGCCGATGAGATGAAAGAGGCTATCGGTGCTTTTAAAAAGCAGAAAGCCAAGAACACTCCCGACTTTGCAAAAATGCAGTCGGAAGTTGAATCTGCAAACAACGCAAAGCTTATGGCAGAAGTCAACCAATCGGCAACCCTCGAAGCCGTAAAACAGGGCGTTGACATTGCAACAGTTCCTTATGTGCTTAAAATTGCAGACTTTTCAAAGGCTGTGACAGACGGCAAGGTCAATGCGGAAAAGCTGACAGAGGCTGTTAAAAAGGTGCTTGACGATATCCCCGCACTCAAGGGCAAACCTGCCGAGAACGGCACAGGAGTTAAGAAAATCGGCGGTGACGGCAACGGTACATCGGATGGTACAAAACCAAAGGCAAATGTTCCTACCAAAAAATGGAACAGATTTAATATTTAACCAAAGAAAGGATTGAAAAATTATGGCAAACACAAATAACTATGCCGAGCAGTTCAGCCCTGATCTGCTCGAAATTCTTGTTCAGGGCACACTCACATCACCATTCATCACTTCAAATGTAAAGTGGGTTGGTGCAAGAACTTTCCACTTCACACAGATGAGTACATCAGGCTTTAAGAACCACAATCGCAACGGCGGTTGGAACAAGGGCAAATATGTTCAGACCGATGTTCCGTTCACCTGCGAACACGACCGTGATATTGAGTTTCTCGTTGACAAGGCAGATGTTGATGAAACTAACGCAACCGCAAAGGTTGAGAATATTTCAAAGGTGTTTGAGCAGACACAGGTTGCTCCCGAAACAGACGCACTTTTCTTCTCAAAGGTTGCAGCAAAGGCTCAGGCAACAGACGGCTACCATTCTTCAACAAAGACATCGGAGTGGACTAAGGAGAACGCTTATTCAAAGCTCAAAACAATTCTTTCTGCCGGCAAGCTCCGCAGATACAAGGCAAGAGGCACACTTGTTGCCTATGTGACATCTCACATTATGGACTGCCTTGAACAGTCAACAGAGTTCACTCGTAAGATTGAGCTTACACAGATTGCAGAGGGCGGTATCGGCATTGAAACAAGAGTGACCGAGATTGACGGTTGCCCTATCATCGAGGTTATTGACGATGAGCGTTTCTACGATAACTTCAACTTTAACCCCGATGACGGCGGTTTTGAGCCTGCAACAGGCGCTCACAAAATCAATGTTCTTGTTGCTTGCGGTGAAACCTGCAAGACTGTTCCGAAGATTTCAAGCATTTACTTCTTTGCTCCCGGCTCACACACAGAGGGTGACGGCTGGCTCTATCAGAACCGTTCACTTTCCGACACATTCGTATTCCCGAACGGCAAGGACGGCAAAATTGACAGCATTTATGCCGATGTTGACACAACGGCGGTTGCGTAATGTATGCCGATTACATTGAACATCAGGGTGGAGATGAAAACAGTATTATCTCTGCCGAACACATTGATGTTCTGACTTTTAACCGCATTGATTTTGAAAAACTTTCGGAAATGCAGAAGAGAATCATCGGCAGAGTGCATAGCAGACTTACTGCTTTTGAAGAAGAAAATGCCGATATGATTTCTTCCTACCTGAAAAGCTATTCAATCAACGGCACATCAATGGAATTTGGTGCAAGCTGGAATTTAATGTGTATCAGCGGAGTGGCAATTCCTGCCGACCTCTATGCGTTGCTAAAATCAACAGGACTTTGTTATCCTGCAATCTGAAAGGTGCGTGAAAACCGTGAAATTTCCGTCACTTGTAAAAAAGCAGTTCTGCAAAACTCCTGTCGAGGTCACAATCTACGGTGAGGGAATAACCGAGGACGGCTCTCCTGTTATCGCATTTGAGTGCAAAAACCTGTATCCCTCCGAAAATCTTTATCCGTCAAATCTCCGCTGCGGAGGCAATGCTGTATGCAATGTGCAGTCAAAGGCAAAGACGGTCTATACCAAAGAGCAGAAAATTGTTCAGGTGTCGGCTGTCTTGCTTTTTGACGGCGACATTGCTCCCGACAGCCCCACTTTAAGCGGTGGCTTTGTAATCCTTGACGGCGTAAAACGAAACATCGTACAGGGTACAAAACACCGCAACCCCGACGGCAAAGTTAATTTTACGGAATTGGATGTGATTTAATGGGATTTTCGGTATCATCAAAAATCAAACTCAATATGCCTGTTGTAAAACAGCTTGATAGGGCAAAGCAACAGGCTCTTGAACAGACAGGTGACGCACTTCTTAAACAGGTGAAAAACACGCAGGTAATGCCGTTTGATACGGGTAATCTTCAGAACGAAAATACCTTTGAAGATTGTGCGCAGAGTTGGAACGGCACGGTTAAAATCGTGTCAAGCACTCCGTATGCAAGGCGGTTGTATTTTCATCCCGAGTATAATTTCAGCCGTAAGGAAAACATTGCCGCCGGCGGTAAATGGTTTGCACCGTGGCTTGAAGGCGGTACAAGACATAATTTTTGCAGTCGGGCATTTGCAAGATTATACAGAAAGGAAGCAGGACTTTGATTTACTTATCGGACATCAGAGATTGGCTCAAAAGCGTTACCTCAGCCGAGCATTATTACATCGGCAAGCTTGACAATAAGCAGGACAGGTCAATCGGTGTGTATTCATTAAAGCAGTCGGGAACACCCACAAGGGCAATCGGCGGTGAAAGCACCTACGATACAATAAGCGTGTCTTTGCTTATCCATTACACCGACAACGCAAGAGAAACCGAGGAGTTTGCACGCAGACTTTACGAAACGCTTTACGGCATTAAAAAAGTTGAAATTAAGGAACACAAAATCTATATAATCGAACTGCTCACGGAAGAACCCGTTGATGTGGGAACAGACGACAAGGGTGTGTATGAGCAGGTCATTGAAGTTAAATTTTATTACGAAAGGAAGTAATTTTATGGCAAAAGTTGAATCGGGAGTATTCCCGTGCTATGAAAATCAGTTTGCGGTTGGCAAGGCAGGAACAGAATCCGCCACGACAAATATTGCTAACTGCGAAGAATTTTCTGTTGCATTTGACAACGGTGTCGAGGAATGGACAGCCTTTGAAAACGAGGGCTGGAAGTCAAGGCTTATGACAGCAAAGTCAATCACAATTTCGGTAAAGGGCAAGCGTACAATCGGTGACGCAGGCAATGACCAGATTGCCGCCCTTGCATTTGAAAACGGCAGAAAGACAGAAGTTTCGTTTATGTGGACCTTCCCCAACGGTGCAACCGTCCTCTTTAAAAATGCAGTTGTATCCGTTACATCAAACGGTGCAGGCGCAAGCACGGGTGTTGCTCCGCTTGAATTTGAAGTTATGTCAAACGGTAAACCCGTATATACAGCAGCCGCTTAAAAAACGAAAGGAATGAACGATTATGTCAAAGTTAATTGATATTACAGACAAGCTTAATTTTGAGGAAAAGCCGAGTGTCAGAGTTAAAAATGTTGACCTTGCAATCAACAATGACGCAGTTTCAATGCTCAAAGTTGCGGCACTTTTTGAGGACGGCAACGGTAAAAGTAAAGATGTTATCGAAATGTATCATCTTCTTTTTGATGAATCCGAGAGAGAAAAGATTGAAAAGTTAAAACTGAATATGCACGATTTCAACGCCCTTATCAGCGAATCTGCCAAAATTGCAACAGGCGATTTGACTGACGAGGGGGAAGCTCAGACCCCGGCTACGACCTGATTGATGACTTTGATTTAATCGTGTCGAGCTTTCGCTCGGAGTACGGGGTCAGCATTTATTCAAAGGATTTTGCTAAAATGAGTTGGAATGAGTTCTGCTCACTTCTGCAAGGCTTAGGACCCGAAACACCGCTTGCAAGAACGGTTCAAATTCGCCTTGAAACCGACAAAGAGGTCTTGAAAAACTTTACTTCGTCACAGCATAAAATCCGCAACAAGTGGCGGTCAAGAAATGTAAAGCACTATTCAGACGAAGATATGAACACCGTTCTTGCAGAATTTCAAAACTTTTTTGCTAATCTGTAAATTTGTACATAAATTTCGCTGTATCTACAAAATTCTTGACAATGTTAATACATAGTGATAAAATGTAACATACACTAACAAATTTATTAAGGAGAGTGTATGTTTATGAAATGTCCACATTGCGGAAACGAATTAAAGGACGATGCAAAATTTTGCGACAAGTGCGGTGCAGGCTTTGGCGGAAACGATTCAACCTCGGCAACCGTAAATCCTGTAAATGCAAAGAAGAAAATTTACAAGCGTTGGTATTTTTGGGTTATTATCGTTGTTGCTATTATGATTGTTGGCGGTGTAAACGGTGCAATTAACGGTAACAGCGGTTCAAACAAATCAAAGCAGGAAACTACTGTTGCAAATCAGAGTTCAGAAAAAGCAACTGAAAAAGCGACAGAAGCACCGACCACAAAAGAAGTTGCAACAGAAAAGCCTACTAAAGACCCGAAGAAGGTTGAAAAAGAATTTAAAGACGGTTGCAAAACAATCGACTTTAAAACTCTTTCAAGAAACCCTGACAAGTACAAAGGTAATGGCTACAAGTTTGAAGGTCAGATTATTCAGGTTCAGGAAGGCTGGGGCGATTCGGTTGACCTGAGAATCAATATAACCAAAGAAGAAAATGAGTATCTTGATGAACCATTGTGGACTGATACAATCTACGCAACTGTAGAAATTCCTGACGGTGCGGACAAACTCCTTGAAGATGATGTAATCACATTCTGGGGAACTTGTGACGGCGACTATACATATGAAACCGTAATGGGCAACAATGTGTCACTTCCGAAAATAGACATCAAATACTACGAACTCAACAACTAAAACAAAAAGCCACTCCAAATGGGGTGGCTGTTCTTTTGCAAAATTTTATTAGCGTACATCATAACGGTGTGCGCTGTTTTTATGCCTGTTTTTAAAGAATCTAAAATGAAAGGAAGTGGTGAATATGGCGGCAAAGGCGGGTGAAATTGAGCTTGATGTCAGGCTTACGGGTGACGATATTTCCAAAACATTGCATAAGATTTCCGATTCAATTACAAAAAAGTTTGATTCGGCATTTTCAAGTCTTTCAAAAGATTTTGAAAATGTAAGCACGGATATGAAACAGTCCTTTTCAAAGGTTGCGGAGGGTGTTTCTCAGAAAACCGATAAAGAGTTTTCAAATATCAAAAGTAGCGGTGAGCAGTTAAGCAATTCGGTTTCATCTTCGTTTAAGAAAATCGGTACGGCTGTGGTTGCCGCCTTTTCCGTTGCCAAAATCAAGGAGTTCGGTCAGCAGTGCATTGAATCGGCTGCGGAAGTCAATGCGGCAAATTCGCAGTTTGAGCAGACATTCGGCACAATGCAGTCACAGGCAGAATCAGCCATTAAGAGCGTTGCCAATCAGAGCGGTATTCTTGAAACCCGATTGCAGGGCGTCGGCACAAGCATTTATGCCTTTGCCAAAACTACGGGTATGGACAGTTCAAGTGCTTTGGGTATGATGCAGGAGGCTTTACAGGTAACAGCCGACAGTGCCGCATATTACGATCGTTCGCTTGAAGACACAGCAGAAAGCCTGAAATCGTTTCTCAAAGGCAACTTTGAAAATGATGCCGCACTCGGTTTGTCCTGTACTGAAACCACACGAAATGCGGCGGCTAATAAGCTGTATGGCAAGTCATTTACGGATTTGTCGGAATCGCAGAAACAGCTCACGCTTTTGCAAATGGTCAAGGACGCTAATCAGCTTTCGGGTGCTATGGGACAGGCAAGCCGTGAAGCAGACGGTTGGGAGAATGTAACAGGCAACCTCAGAGAAAGTTGGAAACAGCTCCTTGCCGTAGTCGGTCAGCCTATTTTACAGGTGGCAACTCAGGTTGTAAAGCGGTTGAGTTCCGCACTTGCGACTTTAACGGAATATGCCAAAGGTGCGGTTGAATCGCTTTCAAAGGTTTTCGGCTGGGATACAGGCAACAACACCGCAAGCAATATCAAATCTGCGTCCGATTCTGCCAAAAGCCTTACGGATACGGCAGATGACAGTTCAAAGTCACTTGATAATGTTCAGAAAAGTTCCGAAAAAGCAAAGAGAAGTGTTGCGGGCTTTGATAAGCTGAATGTGCTTTCAAGTACCGATAGTTCTTCAAAGTCAGATACATCTTCATCAAAAAGCTCATCGGGCGGTTCATCGGGCGGAGCTGTTGCAAAGAATGTTGTCAAGGACACAAGCAAAAACCTTTCGGGGGCATTCAAAAATCTATACGAAAAAAGCGGATTCAAAGGCTTTGTCGAGAATGTACAGAAAGGTATTAACAAGGTTGATTGGTCAGCTATAGGCAAGAACTGCAAGACCGTTTTTGATAATGCTGTTCCCATAGTTCAAAAGGCATTCGGCACAATGCAAAAGGTCGGTTCTGCAAAACTCGGGGCAATCGGCTCTGCATTCGGAGCGGTTGCGACAATCGGCGGAAAGTCGTTTCAGACCATTTCAGGCGGTGTTGCTAAGTGGATTTCAAAAGACAGGGAAAAGATTATCGGCTTTATAGACACCATAGGCAACAATCTTACAAACGGCTATAACAACCTTTCAACCTTTTTTGATAGTTTCGGTACACTTGCAGGCAATGCAATTGACAATGTTCGCCCTCAAATGGAAGAATCAATTTCCAATCTTTTAAGCGGTCTTACAACCTTTGCGGGCTCAGTCGGCGAAGTCGTTTCGGGTGCGTTTTCAACTGCAACCGAAAGCCTTGTTGAATGGACTGAAAATGACGGTGCAACAATCACTGAATTTCTCGAAAATTTACAATTGCAGTTTGCAGATGTGTTTAACTTTATCGGTCAAATTTTCGGAGATATCGGAACAATTATCAGTAATTGGTGGAACGGCAACGGACAGCAGATTTTTCAGAATATCTGCAATATGTTTACCAACATCGGCACAACCCTGATGAATGTTTACAATCAATGGATTAAGCCTGCGTGGGATTTTATCGTAGCAATCGTAAAGTCAGCTTGGGAAAACTGGCTGAAGCCTGTTTTTGAAGGTGCAATAAACTTCTTCGGCAAGGTTGCAGACTGTGTTTCAACCGTGTGGAATAACTTCCTGTCACCGTTTGTAAACTGGCTTGTCAGCTTTTGGGGACCTATATTTCAGAATGTTTTTAATGCCGTAAAAAGAGTGTTTGATAATGTGTTTACATTTATCGGTGGGTTGGTTACCTCTATACAGAAAACATTCGGCGGTCTAATTGACTTCATTACAGGTGTTTTCTCAGGCGATTGGAACAAAGCATGGCAGGGTATTTACGACTTCTTCAAAGGCATTTGGGACGGCATTTGCGCCGTGTTTAAGTTCATTATAAACGCAATCATTGACGGCATAAATGCGTTGTGGACAGGTATTTATAACTTTGTTTCTGGCGTTGTTAATTCAATCGGCGGAATAGCCGGTATTATCGGAGCGGCTTTTGGACAGGATTGGAGTTTTTCAATGCCTGAAAATCCGCCTCTCATTCCGAGATTTGAAGAACCCACGGAATCACCGGCACGAAAATTTGCAAAAGGCGGTATTGTTAAAGCTCCGACACTTGCGGTTGTCGGCGATAACGCAGGTGCTAACAGCGGTAACCCTGAGGTTATTTCTCCTCTTAACAAGTTACAGGGTATGCTCGACAATTCGGGCGGTCAGGATACAGTGATTCTCACACAAATTCTTGACCTGCTTAAACGCATTTATGAAATGTTCATTATCTTTCGCAATAACGGTGGCAACACTTATTCGTTTACTGCCGAGCTTGAGGGTTCAACGCTTTTTGAAGAAATGATAAGACAGGATGAGCTTTACAGACGCAGACACAACGGTAAATCCGCATTTGCATAAAGGGGGGGATGATATGTCAAATTATAACGGCTATTTGCTTAAATTTGGTAACAACATAATGCCGAATAAGTACATTACCGCATTTTCATCAACTCCGAATCAGCGACTTGAAACTTCTGCGGAACGAGATCAGAACGGTACGCTTCAAAGGGCAACGCTGCCAAATTACAAAACAAAAATTTCGTTTTCAACTCACATTCTTCATCTTGACGAAAAGATTGATTTTCAGTCGATTATCAACCTCTCAATGGCGAATAAGTTACAGAGGAAGTGCAGAGTAACTTATTGGAACGATGAAACGAACAGCTATTACACCTCTTATTTTTATATTCCCGATATTGAATATACCGTAATGAATGCCGAAAAGAATGATATAACCTATCAGCCGATTACTGTTGAGCTGATTGAGTATTAAGGGGTGATTCTTAAAAATGCTTTTATCTAAAGAAATTGCTGATAAGCTGAAAACAAACACACTTTACAACACCGTTGCCCTGCATTCCCCAGACGGCAGTTTTGAGGATATAACAGGTGAAAGTATCGTGCTTGACAGCTTTTCGCTTGAAAATGAAATCGTTGAAAAAGAATTGAAATTCGGCGGTTGCATAGCCTCTGAAATGAGCGTGAAACTCATTGATTATGATTGCTCGGCTTTGATAGGAAAGACGGTACAGGTCATCATAACGGCAACATATCTTGAACCGGAGCTGTATCCGTCAGATGATTTGTACCCGTCAAATACTCTTATTTGTCCTGCCGAAACAGGAACGGTTGAATGTCCTGTTTTCTACGGTAAAATTCAGTCGGCTCAAAGAGATAAAAAACAGCGTAACATCGTCAAAATCACAGCCTATGACGCTTTTTATGATATGTCAAAGGTGGATATGTCTTTGTGGTTTGCAGGCAAAGAGAACGAGGACGGCAGTTTTGCTTATGGTTATGCGCACTATCAAAAAGACGATAATTTTAAGAACTTTTATTCAATAATCGCAGAATTTGCCAAAGATTATGCAATTACAGGGGTTTCACCGCCGAGCTTATCTGTCTTTAGTGTACCGCTGAAATTTGATGATACCTGCGTGGAAAAGGTTATAAAGGACATTACCTTGTCAGATTTAATCCAAGCTTATGCAGAATTAACTTTGAGCTTTGCCGTTATAGATGCCGACGGAAAAGTGCGTTTTAAAAGGCTGTATTCTCAATCTTCCGTTGAAACAATCGATTCGTACAAAGATTTATCCTTTGAAGATTACGAACTTGAGCCTATCCGTATGTACAGTGCTAAGTTTGCTGATAAAAAAGCGTTTTTGTATGGCAACAGTAACGATTTTTCGTGGTATGTTTCCGATAACATTTTGATGAGGTGCAGAACAACAGCAAGTGATATCGGCACAAAATATAATTCTGTTAATTTTTTTGGTGATGTATATAAATACCGCCCGACAAAAATTAAGCTGTTTTCGTATTGGTGGCTTGAGGCAGGCGATAAGTACACAATTAAAACTCCGTTTGAAGATTTGCCGACAATTGAAACATTTGTGTTCAATAAGAAAATGAACGGATTTATAACTACCCTCACATCAAAGGGCGAAAAACGATTAGGAAAGGAAATAAAAGAAAATGAACAAATACAATAAAATTGTCTTTGTGAACGGATCTGCTCCTGCTCTTAATGCCGACAACCTCAACCATATGGATGAGGGGATTGAGCAGGCAACAGACGGAGCAATTGCACTTGAAACCGAAATAACCACAGCAAGAGGCGGTTCTAATTCACTTGGAGCAAGGCTTGATACGACCGACGCAAATCTTGCAAACAAAGCAGATAAAACCAGCACTCTTGCAGGCTATGGCATTATTAATGCTTATACAAAAACTGAAGTGCTAAATTTGTTGGCAAAAAAAGAGGACAACTCAAACAAGGTAAGCTTCAAAACGGACATTACAGACAGCAGCGCTAATTATCCGAGTATTAAATATCTTAACGATTATTATTACAATGCGAGCGAAACTTACTCATCAGAAGAAACGGACAAGCTTCTTGCGACTAAATACGATTCGTCAAATATTGAAAGCGGAACATCAACTCTTACACCGTACTCAACCGTTGCCGATAAAATCAAAAGTGCAAACTGTACATATAAGACGATTGGTGACATCGTAATCGTCAGTGCAACCGTCAAAATGAATGCTGTTACAATTGGAGCAAGCAGTACATATCTGCTGATTGATTTGCCGTACAAGTGCATTGCTGTGGATAATGTTTTTTGTGTCGGCATTTCAAACCTCGGCAAGATTTTTAAATTTGCCATTCCGAAAAATAACACTTGGCTACAGTTTTCGACTCAGGATAAGACCGCATATACATTCGCAGACGGCGAGCAAATTAATGTGATTTGCTTGTACAAAATTAAATAACGGAGGTATGAAAAAATGGAATTAAAAGAAAAAATCACACTTGATATGCTCACAAAGGACAGCGTGTCGGTACTCAGACAGCAGTTTTTGACCTTTAACGGTGAAGAAATGCAGGTCGGCGGAAACATCCGCAACGCATACATGAACAGCAAGACGGGCAGAGAACAGCTCAAAACGGTGCTGTCTGATGAATATTACAATGCCGTCATGGCAGTATGGGGTGATAATCCAACCGTTGATGAGCCGACAGAAAGCGAGGTGTAAGCGATGAAGATTGATATTGTACAGCTTGCCGAAATCATATCTGCGTTAGCCTTAATTGGCGGTGTTGTATTTGGTGTTTTTAAATTTATCGAAAACAACAAAAAGCAGAACGCTGAAATCAAAAAAATCAAAGGCGAGCAGACCTTGACTATGTACGCTCTGCGTGCTTGTCTTGACGGCTTAAAACAGCAGGGTTGCAACGGTCGAGTGACCGAGGCAATCAATAAGATTGATAAGTACCTCAACCAGTCGGCACATTCGGCGGAAGATTTAAATTGAAAGGATGATAATAATGAAAATGACAAACAAAATCTATGATGTACTTAAATACATTGCTCTTATCGTACTGCCTGCAATCGGTACACTTTACTTTGCCGTAGCAGGCATTTGGGGCTTGCCATACGGCGAACAGATTGTAGGCACTATCACAGCCGTTGATACCTTCTTAGGCGCTCTGCTCGGCTTGTCAGCTTATAAATATAACAAAACAGACGAAAGCGAGGAATAATTATGGTTTTATCTAATACTGTTGACAAAATGTTAAGCGAAGATTACAAAGAAAGGTTTATCGCTGAATATCAGCAGTTATCAATCCGCCACGACGGCTTAAAGAAAATGCTTGATAACTGGGATAAAGGGAATCTGAATTTTATTCCGACTTGCCCACGCAGTACATATGACTTGCAAATTAAAGCAATGAGCGATTACAGAGCCGTACTTGAAGCAAGGGCAGTTATGGAAAATATCGACTTGAAAAAATTATACGCAGAAAGCGAGGAATAATTATGAGTAATTCAAAACTTGTTAATTACACAAAATTAAGCCCAAACCACAGCGGTAAACGCACACACAGTATTGACCGCATTACTCCGCATTGTGTTGTAGGTCAGTGCAGTGTCGAAACACTCGGCAACATCTTTATGAATACAGCCTGTGAGGCAAGCTGTAATTACGGAATCGGCTATGACGGCAGAGTGTTGCTCTGCGTTGATGAAGGCAATCGCTCTTGGTGTAGTTCATCAAACGCAAATGACCAGCGTGCAGTCACAATCGAATGTGCAAGCGACACAACCGCACCGTACACGATGAATAGTAAAGTTTACAACAAACTCGTTGCACTTTGCGTTGACATCTGCAAGCGTAACGGCAAGACTAAACTGCTTTGGTTCGGTAATGAGGACAAGACACTGAATTATTCGCCAAAATCAGGCGAAATGGTCTTGACTGTACATAGGTGGTTTGCAAATAAATCTTGCCCGGGTGACTGGCTCTATAACAGGCTCGGAAATCTTGCAGACGAAGTAAACGCACAGCTCAGCGGAAAAACAACAAACACGGAGGAAGAAGAAATGATTAAATACGGCGCACACAATACAGCAACACTTGCGTTCAAGAAGCAGTTAATTACTTTATACAATATGAGAATCATCAAGACGAAAGTCGATAATTCAAACGGTTTCGGTGACGGCACTTTGAAAGCTGTTAAAGAAGCACAGAGAGCAGGTAATATCACGGCTAACGGCGTTGTTAATGAAAAGACAGTCAATGTTATCTATCATCTTATCAATGATTGCAATTGGTCTAAAGACAAGAAAATTGCAAATGCAAAGAAAGCGTTAGGTTAATCTTACATATCCATAATAACGCCCCTAAAAAGTTATTATGGAGGTAAAAATGCGTAGCTTTATCGGCTGGGGTGGGGGGAAAAAACACCCTAAAAAACAGAATATTTTACTCCTCCCC